CACGCGCCGGCCTTGGTATTCGACTTCGAGCTCGGAGCCGACGATGGCCGCGTTGAGGTTGTCGAGGTCGGCTTGTGTCGTGCTGATCGATACGGATGCCAGGGCCACGCAGGAGACCTTCGGCCTCCTTGAGGGTCTCTCGCAGCAGCGGGTGAGCCAGTTGGTGGCTGATGGCGTCCTTCCTGTCGACGGCACCTTCGGCGCCTGGATGCTGGCCTACGCCGAGCGCCTGCGCGAGCAGGCCGCTGGTCGCATGTCGGCCGACGGTGGCGGGCTCGACCTGGTGCAGGAGCGCGCCGCGCTCGCCCGCTCGCAGCGCGAGGCGCAGGAGATGAAGAACGCCGTGGCGCGCGGCGAGTACGCGCCGATCGGCCTGCTGTCCGACGTGCTGGGCGCCGCGTCGGCCGGCGTCGTCGATCGCTTCGACCAGCTCGACGGCACGCTGCGCAAGGTCTGTCCCGACCTGCCCGAGGCCGCCCGCGTCGCGGTGCACCAGGTCATCGCGTCGGCCCGCAATGAGTGGATCCGCGCCACGGCCTCGCTGGTGGAGGCGCATCTGGAGCAGTTCGACGACGAAGCCGACGAGGCCGACCAGGCGCTCGATGCCGAGGTGGTGCCCGAATGACCCTCAAGCCCGGCCAGCGCATCACCAGGGAAGCGCGCATTGCCGTGCTGGCCGCGGTCGTGGTCGGGCTGGCCACCATGCGCGCGGATCCGCCGCAGCGCCTGAGCGACTGGGCGGCCGAGAACTTCAGACTGGCCGGCGAGTCCAGCCACCAGAAGGGCGCCTGGCAGTCCTGGCCCTTCCAGATCGGCTGGATGGACGCCTTCAGCAACGACGACATCGAGCACGTCGACGTGCAGAAGTCCAAGCGCGTGGGCTACACGAAGACGGTGGCAGCGTTCGTGGCCTACAACATCGCGCACCGCCGCCGCAAGCAAGCCGTCTGGCAGCCGACCGACGACGATCGCGACTCGTTCGTCAAGAGCGAGATCGACCCGGTCCTCGACGGGGTGGCCGCCGTGCGCTCCGCCAGGCGCAAGGCGAAGGCCGGCGTACACAAGGACACGATCAACTTCAAGAGCTTCCGGGACTCGGTCGCGCACTTCCTGGGCGGCAAGGCCGCGCGAGCCTACAGACGCATCACGGTGGCGGTGGCGATGCTCGACGAGTGGTCGGGATTCGACCAGCAGATCGAGAAGTCCTCTGATCCGGGGACCTTGGCCAAGGGCCGCCTGGAGGGCGCGCCGTACCCGAAGTTCGTGGGCGGCAGCACGCCGCGCATCAAGGGCTTGTGCCATGTAGAGCGCTCGCGCCTGAACGCCGATGCGGACATGCGGTATCAAATCCGCTGCCCGCACTGCGAAGCCGAGCACCCGCTGTCGTGGGGCGGCAAGGACGCTGCCAGCGGCATGAAGTGGGCGCGCGGCCAGCCCGACACCGTGCGCCACGTCTGCCCGCACTGCGGCGGCGAGATCCTGCAGGGCGACTACCTGCGCGCCTGGCTGGGCACCTGGGTCTGCATCAAGACGGGGATCCGCTACGGCCAGGACCGCACCTGGCGAGACGCCTCGGGCGCACCGATCCGCCCGCCGCGGCACGTCGCCTTCCAGATTTGGGCTGGGTACAGCCCGCAGCGCACCTGGTCCGACATCGTGCGCGAGTTCGAGCAGGCCCACGCGGCGCTGTCGACCGGCAACGTCGGCCCGATGCAGGGCTTCGTCAACGAAACCCTGGGCGAGACCTGGGAGGTCGTCGGCGACCGTACCGAGGAGCACGCCCTGCAGGCCCGTGCCGAGCCGTTCCCGCTGCGCGTGGTGCCGGTGGGTGGCCTGGTGCTCACGGCCGGCGTCGACCTGCAGGGCAACCGCTGGGAGGTCGGCGTCTGGGCCTGGGGTCGTGGCATGGAGTCCTGGCCGGTCGACCACCACGTCATCGAGGGCAACCCGTCCGATGAGCGCGACTGGATCGCGGTCGAGCAGTACCTGCAGCGCCGCTACCCGCAGGCCTGGCACGGCGGCTCGCTTGGCATCGACGCCGTCAGCATGGACTCGGGCCACCACACGCAGGCGGTCTACAACTTCGTGCGGCAGCAGCAGGGTCGCCTGCGCGTCTTCGCCATCAAGGGCGCCAGCGAGGAGGGCAAGCCGATCAAAGGTGTGGCCTCCAGCCAGGACGTGACCTGGCGTGGTCAGAAGTGGCCCAACGGCGTCAAGCTCTGGTCGGTCGGCGTGGACACCGCCAAGGACCTGCTGCACGGCCAGCTCGGGATCGTCGCACCGGGGCCGGGCTACGTGCACTTCAGCGATCAACTGCCGCGCGAGTGGTACGAGCAGCTCACCGCCGAGCAGCGCATCCTCGCGCGCACCGCGACCGGCGAGAGTTACCGCTGGGTCAAGCGCCGACCGAGAAACGAGGTGCTCGACTGCCGCAACTACGCGCTGCATTCGGCCTACATGCTTGGCCTGCACGCGAAGTCGGACCGCGAGTGGGTCCGCATCGAGCAGACGGTCCAGCCACCGCATGACCTGTTCCACCCGCAACCGGTGACAGAACTCGTCCCAGCGCCAGCGCGGCACGTTGAGCCCGCGAGGCTGCCGACCACCCCACCCATCCCGCCGACCGCTCGCGTCGAGCGCCAACGCCCTGCAGGTCGCCAGTGGTGAAGGAACCCATGACCAAGAAGACAGACACGCCCGCCGAATCGACAGACCTGCTCACGATCGATCCGCCCGAGGAGGCACCGGCCGCGCCGCCGCCCAAGAAGGCGACGCGCCACATCCTCAGCGACCGCTTCGCCGACCCCGACCTCGTCGACGCCATCTTCGACCACATCCTCCATGATCCCCGAGCTGGCCGGCGCCGCCATCGAGCCCACCAAGGACGCCATCCGCCGCGAGTTCGGCGGCGCGCAGCAGTACATCCGCGCCAACACCGTCGAGCGCCGCAAGCGCGACATCCAGCGCGCCGTGCGCCGCATGTTCGACGGCCGCAACGCCAGCCACATCGCCCGGGTGCTCAACATCAGCCGCGCCACCGTCTACCGCTGCCTCAAGCAGCCAGGCCGGTCCTCCGACGACACCTGACCGCGCCGGATTGTCTCAGCGCTCACGTAGCGCATGACACACCCCATCGGCCATGCTCGACGGCCATGGCGTACACACAAGCCGACCTCGACAACCTCAACGCGGCCATCGTCGGCTCCGAGCTCGAAGTCGAATACCAAGGCCGGCGCGTGCGCTTTCGCAGCGTCGCCGAGCTGCGCGCCGCCTACGACCACGTCAAGAGCGAGCTGGCCGCCTCCAAGACGCCCACCCGCACCGGCCCCTACCGCTTCACCTTCACCACCCAGCGGGACTGACCCAGCATGGCCGCGCCCCGCATGCAAGACGACCCCAAGGTCACCACCCTCGACCGCCTGATCGGCTGGATCAGCCCCCGCACCGGCCTGGCCCGGCACTTCGACCGCCTCCGCCTGCAACGCGCCTACGACGCCGCCAGCCCCCGCGACTCCTGGAAGCCCCGCCGCGCCGGCGCCAGCGCCAACACCGACCACCAGTCCGACGCCGCCACCCTGCGCAACAAAGCCCGCGCGCTGGTGCAAAACGTCCCCTACATCCGCGCCGGCCTCGAGGCCCTGGTCTCCAACACCGTCGGCACCGGCATCGTCACCTACTCCACGTCCAAGCGTTACGCCGACATCCTCAACCCCCTCTACGAAGAGTGGGCCAAGGTCTGCGACGCCGACGGCCGCCTCGACCTCTACGGCATGCAGGCCGCCGCCGATCGCGCCATGGAGCAAGACGGCGAAGTCCTCATCCGCCTGCGCCCCCGCTACACCAGCGACGGCTACCCCGTGCCGCTGCAGCTCCAGCTCATCGAGATCGACTGGATCGACACCGCCCGCATGAGCGGCGCCGTCGGCAACAACACCATCATCAACGGCATCGAGTACGACATCTTCGGTGCCCCCGCAGCCTACTGGCTGTGGGACCGCCACCCCGGCGAGCAGGTAGGCACCCTGCGCTCGGCCATGCGCACCCAAAGCACGCGCATCCCCGCCAGCAGCATCATCCACCTCTACTCGCCCGACCGCCCAGGCGCCGGCCGCGGCATCACCCGCCTGGCGTCGGTCATCCCCCGCGTGCGCGACCTGCAGCTGTACGAGGACGCCGAGCTCGCCCGCAAGAACCTCGAGACCCGCCTCGGCGTCCTGGTCAGCGGCGACGTCTCATCCATGGCCAACCCGGTGGCCTACAGCACCCCGGCCGACCCCGAGGCCGCCGCACGCACCGGCGACCTCGGCCAGCTCCCCAGCGGCGGCATCGTCGGCGTGCCGCCAGGCGTCAACATCACCACCGTCGCCCCGCAGCCCTCCGTCGGCTACGTCGACTACGTCAAGCAGCAGCTCCACCTCATCGCCGTCGGCATGGGCGTCACCTACGAGATGCTCACCGGCGACATGCGCGACGTCAACTTCAGCAGCGCCCGCGTCCGCCTCATCGACTTCCGCCGCCAGATCGAGGCCCTGCAGTGGCTGTGCCTCGTGCCCCGCCTGTGCCTGCCCATCTGGCACGCCTTCGTCGACGCCGCCGTGCTCGCCGGCAAGATCCAGCGCCCCGACTACGCATGCGACCACAGCATGCCCAAGTGGGACTACGTCAACCCCCAGCAAGACGCCGAGGCCGAGCTCACCCTAATCGGCGGCGGCCTGCTCACCATCAGCGAAAGCCTGCGCCGCCGCGGCTACAAGCCCGCCGTCGTCTTCGCCGAGCTCGCAAGCGACTTCGAGACGCTGCGCGCATCGGGCGTCCTCGACGTGCTGCTCGCCATGCAGGGCAAGAAGGCCGCCACCACGCAGCCCACAGGCCAGCCCGCCACGCCAGGCGCCGCCGCCAGCAAGTAGCCCACGCACCAGGCCGCCACGCACCCAAGGACCCGCCATGACCATCGACCACCGGACGCCGATCTTCCCCACCCACGCCGAGACCGTCACCAAGTCCGACAGCACCACCTTCAACCCGTCCGCCATCGTGGTCCTGGTCAGCGGTGACATCAAGGTGCAGCCCGCCGGCGGCGGCAGCCCCATCGTCTTCAGCGGCTGGCCGGCCTTCGTTGCATTGCCGGTCATGTGCACCATGGTCTATTCCACGGGCACCACCGCCACCGGCATCATCAGGTCCTACTGACATGCCGATGGCGCTCGGCCTGGGCCTGGGGTTGCCGTACATCGCGGCGGCGAGCGGACCGTACCCCGCCCTCGACCTCAACTTCGCAGCGAGCGGCACCCTCGACCCCCGCGTCACGTACAGCGGCGCGAGCCTCGCCACGCTCACTGACGCGACGGGGGCGATTGCGTACAAGCCGCATAACTTGGCGCTGTACTCCGATGACCTGACAAACGGATGGAACGGCGCAACAGCGACTGCAGCGCCAGGGACAAGCAGAACAGGCGGCAACTCCACGCGAGTACAACTCCTGTCTGGTCAGGCGCGACAGCGCAACACGTCGCCAGGGTCGACCTATGCGATCACCTCGTCGGTCGGATGCTGGTTGAAGTCCAACACAGGGTCAACGCAGACTGTCCGATTGAAAAACACCCATTCCGGTGTTCTGGACTACTTCAGCCCGGATCTGACTGTCACCACCACATGGCAGTTCTTCAGTTTCACTCAAGCATTCACAGCCGCTGCTGGCGGCGGCACAGTTCTCGTTGGGGTTACGACAAACGTCGCTGGTACGGCTGCTGACATCCTCGTGGGGGAGTTTCAGCACAACCTCGGCCCCCTCCAGCCCTACTACCCCACGACATCAGCGGCCTACTACGGCCCGCGCTTCACGTACGACCCGGTCACGCACGCGGCGCTGGGGCTGTTGATTGAGGAGCAGCGGACGAATTTGTTCCTGTGGTCGAGAGACTTCAGCAACGCGGCTTGGACGAAACAGGCGTCTGCGAGTACAGCAGTCCGCAACGCTGTCGGGGTCGATGGAATCGCGTCGTCGGCATCCACCATCACCGAGTCGGCTGGGTACTTCGCTCGCTCTGTCTACCAGCCTGTCACCGGGTCTTCAGGGGCGTACTCGACATCTGTATCGTTCCAGCAGGCGGCGGGACCGACAAGGTACTTGCGGATTACTGTCGTCTCAGGACCGAGCGATTTTGGGTACGTGACGGTCAACTTAAAGACTGGCGCGATAGCCCAGGCCGCTGCGGCAATCGGAACAGCCAGCGCAGCCAGCGCCACGGTAACGTACCAACCATCGACCGGAATGTGGCGGGTATCTCTGTCATGCACGCTGGCCGCTGCCCCGACGTTCGTTTTCTTCGTCCCGATTGACGCTACACCAGTCGTGGTGGCGGGCGACTACGGTCGGGATTCATACACGGGCGACGGGTCCACAAGCTGGGTACTCGACGCGGCGCAGTTTGAGCCTGGGTCATTTGCAACCACGCCGATACACACGACCTCCGCATCCGTCACCCGCGCAGTCGACGCCGGCTCGTTGACAAGTACCAACTTCAGCGCCTGGTACACGGCACTCGCTGCTGCTGGCTCGTTCTTCGTTCAAGGCGTCCGCCCGCCTGGCGCGGGTACGGCTTGGCAGGTTGACGACGGCACGGCCAACAACCGCATGTCGCTGCGTTTTGACTCAAGCGGCAATGCCTACTTCACGGTTGTCTCAGGTGGCGCAACTCATGCCGACATCAACGCGGGCAGCGTGACCGCAGGCGGCGCATTCAAGCTGGCGGTGCGCTGGGGCGCCAACGACTTCGCGGCCGCCCTCAACGGAGCCGCTGTCGTCACCGACACCGTGGGCACCGTGCCGACCGTCACCCAGGCCCGCCTCGGTGCTGACACGACGGCAACGAACTGGAACAGCACGCTTGCTCGCATCACGGCCTGGCCAGCGCGAACCAACGCGCAACTCCAGGCGCTGACGACCTAAGGACACGACCATGCACGGCATCAATCTTTGGTCCTGCCTGCTGCTATTCGCGGCGCTGTGCGTATTCATCGTCGGACTGCCAATACCGTGGTGGTCTCAGGTGGCCGGATGTATCGCCGCACTCATCGCATCGAGCGCCCTGGCGGGCGAATAGGACACGACCATGACGATCACATCCATCACCCTCCAAGCGGCGACGGACGGCTCACTGGCTGACCTATGCGTCGCCAACGGCCTGCTGATCCCCGGCGAGGGCGCACCATCTCTCGCGCCTGGCGTGCTGAAGTCGCACATCGGCGGGGCTACGCTGGCCGATGGCACAGTTCTGGCCGGACGCTATGCGCTCATCTCTATCGACTCCGACAAGTTCGGCGCAGCAGAGACGGCAACCGTCATCTCCGCGTTGCAGCCGCACACCTACACCGGGCCTGCTCTGCGCCTGTTCTTCGGCGTTGCTCCATACGACGCCAACAACACGGTGCCTTACAGCGTCACCATGCGCCAGGCGCGCCGCGCGTTGCTGTCCGTCGGCAAGCTGGCAATGGTCGACGCGGCCATCGCCTCATTGCCCAGCCCCATGAAGGAGGCCGCCCAGATCGACTGGGAGTTCTCCAACGAAGTCCAGCGCCACAACGGCCTCGTCTCGCAGATGGGGCCCGCACTCGGCATGACTGAAGCGCAGATCGACGCGCTGTTCATCGCAGCGGCCAAGCTGGTGTAAGTCGCAACCCCCGCAGATCGTCTCACCCATCCCGTAGCGCCTGAGACAGCACCCGAGGACCATTGACACCCATGCCCCAGATTGCACCGGCCGCTGCAGCCCCACAGAACGACTCGATGCACGACATGCCCGTGCAGACGCGGGCCGCGACGCTGGTGCCGTCCACCTTCCGCGAGAGCGACAACAGCCTTGAGGTCATCTGGACCACCGGCGCCCGCCGCCGCGCCTACGACTGGTACAACGACCAGGTCTACGAGGAAGAACTCGTCGTCACCCCCGAAGCCGTCGACATGACCCGCTTCGAGGCCGGCACCGTGCAGGTCATCGACTCGCACAAAACCTACAGCGGCGTCAGCGCCATCCTCGGCATCGCCATCGACGGCCGCATCGCCGACGGCCAGGGCATGGCCCGCATCGCCCTTAGCACCGACCCGGCCAAGGCCGGCACGGTGGGCGACATCAAGGCCGGGATCATCCGCGCCATGAGCTTCGGCTACTCGGTCGAGCGCTACGAAATCACCCGCGCGCAGGACCGCACCGACGGCGTCAACCTGCCGCTGTACCGTGCCGTGCGCTGGACGCCGTTCGAGATCACCTTCTGCGCCGTTGGAGCCGATCCCAACGCCCACCCGCGCTCTGAAGCCGTCGAGCACACCCGCTCGCAGCCCCTGCACGGCTCGCCGTGCCAATTCGTCCGGGCCTCCCAGTCCACCACATCCCCACAGGAGCAATCAATGCCCCAAGACACCACTGCGGCAGGCGCCGCGACCACCGTCGACACCACCGGCACCGCGGGCGCTCCTGACACCGCTGCCGACGACGCCGCCCAACGCGCCGCCGCTGACGCCACGCAGCGCGCTGCCGACATCACCGAGCTGTGCGCCCGCCACCAGCTCGGCCACCTGTCCGCCACCATGATCCGCTCGGGCACCACCCTCGACCAGGCCCGCGCCCAGGTGCTCGACGAGCTGGTGCGCCGCGACAACGCCGCCGGCGGCCACACCAACGTCCGCATCGAGACCGTGCGCGACGAAACGCAAACCCGCATGGCCGGCATGCAGGAAGCCCTATTCTCCCGCGTCGACGCGAGCGCCAAGCTCACCGACAACGGCCGCCTCTACCGCGGCATGACGCTGCTGGAGCTGGGCCGCGACATGCTGGAATCCGCCGGCCAGTCCACCCGCGGCCTGGCCAAGATAGAGCTGGCCACCCGCATGCTGCAGTTCCGCAGCGGCGGCATGCACTCCACCGGCGACTTCAGCTCGCTCATGGCCAACGTCGCCAGCAAGCGCCTGCGCAACAGCTACGAGCAGAACCCCGGCACCTATACCCGCTGGGCCCGCCGCGCGCCCAACGCGCCCGACTTCAAGAGCATGTCCGTCGTGCAACTGTCGGCCATGCCCGACCTGCTGCAGGTCAACGAGCACGGCGAGTTCAAGTACGGCGCGCTCAAGGACGGCGCCGAGACCTACGGCCTGCTCACCTACGGCCGCATGGTGTCGCTCACCCGGCAGTCCATCATCAACGACGACCTGCGCGCCTTCGACCGCCTGGTCGGCGCCTTCGGCGCCAGCGCCGCGCGCCTGGAAAACCGCGTCGTCTACGCCCAGCTCACGGCCAACGCCAACCTGTCGGACAGCGTCGCGCTGTTCCACAGCACCCACGCCAACCTGGGCAGCGGTGGCGGCTCGGCCCTGCAGTTCAGCTCGCTGGCTGCCGGCCGCACCGCCATGCGCCTGCAAAAGGGCCTGGCCGGTGAAGAGCTCAACCTCGCGCCCGCCTCGCTCATCGTGCCCGCCGCGCTCGAGCAAACCGCCTACCAGCTCACCAGCAGCCAGTACACCCCGGCCACCAAGGCCGAGGTCAACGAGTTCCGCATGGGCGGTCGCACCTCGGTCGACCCGATCGTCGAGCCCATCCTCGACGCCTCCAGCGCCACCGCCTGGTACCTGGCCGCCAACAACGCCCAGGTCGACACCGTCGAGTTCTGCTACCTCGACGGCGCCGAGGGCCCCGTCGTCGAGAGCGAGGTCGGCTTCGAGGTCGACGGCATCACCTTCAAGTGCCGCGAAGACTTCGCGGCCAAGGTCATCGACTTCCGCGGCCTCTACAAGTCCGCCGGCGCCTGATCGATCGCCCCCTTCGATACCCCACAGGAGCACCCCAGCATGATCAACTTCGTACAAGAGGGCGACGTCCTCGACCTGGACCCGGGCGCCACCGTTGCCG